GTGGTCAGGCAGTAGGCGACCGTCTACTTGTCAACATTGCTTTCTCCACGATTAACACTCTTGCTCCATCGGTTGCTATCGGTAGACCAAAAATCAACGTGAACCCACGCCGTCCAGAAGATGGCGATAAAGCAGTTGTAACTGAATCAATCATCAACTATTGGTGGCAACATTACGAATGCCAGCCACAATTCCAACTTGCTGTTAAGGACTATTTGATTCTTGGTCATGGTTGGGTAAAGACTGGCTATCGCTTTGTTGAAGAAGCAAAGACCAAGGACATTCAAGACAGCGCAGACGAAGCTGCAGACCCAAACAAACCAGCAGACGATGTTGAGTCAGAATTCATCATTAGAGAAGACCGCCCATTCTTGGAGCGTGTTGACCCGTTTGACATGTTCGTTGACCCAGATGCAACATCGATGGATAATGCGCGCTGGATTGCTCAGAGAACTCGTCGTCCAATCAAGGACATCAAGAACGACCAGCGATATGACTACTCTGCCCGCAAAGATGTAGGCCCATCGTCATACCAGCGTTATGGCGACATCAATACAACTCCTAACTTCTACACCACGAACTCGTATGGTGAGGAAGATGCCTATGCAGACATCTTTGAGTTCTACGACATTGACACAGGCGAAATGTCCGTGTTCTCTGACTCTGGAGACAAGTTCCTTATCAAGCCAGTCAAGATGCCATATGTGTTTGGTCATCCATTCTTCATGTTGCGCAACTACGACATTCCTGGATTCTTCTATCCAATTGGTGAACTAGAAGCCATTGAGCCATTGCAGTACGAATTGAACGAAACCCGTACACAGATGATGAACCACAGAAAGCGTTACTCGCGCAAGTGGTTGGCCCTTGAGTCTGCCTTTGACGACTTCGGTCGCCAGATGCTTGCTTCAGATGACGACAACGTAATCGTGCCTGTTAAGGGCTCCGAGAACTTGAACAATGTTGTTGTTCCAATGCCAGCACTCATCAACCCACCAGAGTTCTACAACCAGTCAGCTTTGATTCAGAACGACATTGACCGTGTGTCAGGTGTCTCTGAGTACCAGCGTGGAGCAATTCCTGAGACCACGAGAACAGCCCGTGAAGCATCAATCATTGCTGAAGCCGGAAACGCTCGTGTTGCTGAAAAGCTTGTCAACATAGAGAACGCCATCGCCCGTTGCGCGGCGAACCTCATCATGCTTGCCCAGCAGTACTTGACTGGCGAACAGACGGTTCGTATCGTTGGCACAGAGGCAGCCCCAGTTTGGTTGACCTTTGACCGTGACTACATTGCTGGAGAATTTGACTACAGCGTAGAAGCTGGCTCAACTGCTCCACGAAACGAAGCTTTCCGTCGCGATATGGCTTTACAGGTTGTTTCAGCAATGGCACCGTTTGCTCAGGCTGGCCTCGTCAACATGGCAAAACTGGCCGAGTATGTGCTTGGAACTGGCTTCGGTATCAAAAATGCTTCAGCCTTCTTGACCCAACCACAAGCACCAGAAATGATGACTCCAGACCAGCAAGCCCTTGAAGGACAAGGCTTACCACCTGGTATGACCCCTGACCAAATGGCTCTTGGACAAGAACCACAACTTCCACCAGGGATGATTCCTGGAGCACCACTCCAAGGTCCTGGCGGAGAAGTAGGCGCGCCACCGATGGGCGCATTGGAAAGCTTGCCACCTGAATTGCTACAGATTCTGTTAGCACAGGCGCAACAAGCTCCACCTATGTAATGAATTCGCTTAGTATATAGGGAATCAAAAATTCCCACATGGAACAACCCAGAAGGACGGACTCCAATGAGTGACATAGAAATTACTGAAGCTACAGACGACCAGGTTACCCCCGATGAGGGACAAGTTTCCGAAGCAGTTGATGCTGAAGTAGAAACTCCAGAAGTAGAACCAGAACTCTTTGATTACACAGAGGTAGGCGACAAGTTCGTCAAACTCCAAGTGGACGGAGAAGAAGTTTTAGTTCCAGTGAAGGAGGCTCTAGCTGGATACCAGCGTCAAGCGGACTATACCCGCAAGACACAGGAACTCAGCGAACAGAGAAAGAGCATTGAGTACGCCGCCGCTCTACAGGAAGCCCTGCAGAACGACCCAGCGAACACATTGCGCTTACTTCAAGACCAGTACGGAATAACCGCAGAGCCTGAAGAGGATTTGTGGATAGACCCAACTGAGAAGTCGTTGAAGGAAATGGAAAAGCGTTTAGCGACCTTTGAACAACAACGGGCGATGGACGAACTGACCAAGACCATTGACACTCTGCAGAGCAAGTATGGTGACGATTTCAACGCAGATGAAGTTGTAGCCAAGGCCCTCGCTACGGGAGCCACCGATTTGGAAGCAGTCTTTAAACAGCTTGCTTTTGACAAGGTGTACACCAAGGCATCTGAAGCCAATAAGAAATTGGCCAAGGAACAAGAGCGGCTAGAGGCGAAGCGTGGCGCAGCAATTGTGTCAAGCGCATCTACATCTAAGGGGACAACGGCACCACCATCTGCTCCACCAAAAACCGTATTCGAAGCTTTTGAGCAGGCAAAACGCCAACTCGGAAGTTAAAACCCAAACCTCAAACAGGAGAAAATCATGGCCGGAAATCCGGACTTTAATGCAATTCTGTCAACTACGTTGCAGAACTATCAGCCAACGCTGGTAGACAACATCTTCAAGGACCTAGTCCTTCTGAACCACATGAACTCAAAAGGCAGAGTTCAGATGGAAGAAGGCGGCACCTCAATCGTTGAACCACTCATGTACGCAGTGAACGGCACCGCCAGCTCGTACAGTGGCTATGACGCGATTGACCTCACCCCACAGGACGGCATCTCAGCTGCTAACTACCAGTGGAAGCAAATGGCTGCTTCTATTGCTATCAGCGGTATCGAAGAAGCACAGAACCGTGGAACCGAAGCAATCATCAAGTTGCTCAACGCAAAAATCATGCAAGCTGAAATGTCGGTTAAGTCTGACCTCAACTCCATGCTTTACAGCGATGGCACCGGCAACGGCGGAAAAGACTTTAACGGTCTTGGAAACATCGTTGCAACCGTAAACAACACGGTTGGTGGCATTGACGCTTCGGCAAACACTTGGTGGAACCCATACCAAGACACTTCAGCAGCTACCTTGTCCCTCCAGGACATGGGTAAGGTGTACAACAACGCATCCAAGGGCAATGACGTTCCAGACATCATCGTGACCAACGAGGACTTGTTCTCAAAGTACGAGTCACTGTTGACACAGAACGTTCGTTACCAGGACGTTGCAAAGGCAAACGCAGGCTTCCAGAACTTGATGTTCAAGCAGACGCCAGTTGTGTTTGACCTTGCTTTGGCCGCAGACACATCAGCAGCACCGATGTACTTCCTCAACACGAAGTACCTCAAGCTCGTTGGTATGAACGGTCACTGGTTCAACACCACCGACTTCCAGAGCGGCACCGTTGCAGGCATTGACGCCCGTTACGCGCTGGTCTTGGCATTTGGTGAATTGACCTGCTCAAACCGTTCACGTCAGGGTTACTTGACCGCTAACGCTTAATTAGGTAGCTAGTTAACTAATTAAATAGATGTAGTCAGTGTCGGTGGCTGTCTTCCTTCGGGCAGTCCACCGGCGCTGGCTATTTCCATTTACCGCCTAGGTAATGGATTAGCTATATAGTAGGGAATCATCCTGATTTCCTTCCAAACATGGTTTGGTAATCTGGCGAAAGCCAAGGAGTAATGACAATCATGGCAACAAACAACAAATTCATCGTGGAGCGCACCAATGTGCTCGCAAGCGATGTAACCCTCGGCGTTTCATACGCTGCATTGGATGCTGGCGATTTTGGCTGGTACGGAGTCGCAGGTCAAACCTACGAATTCGCAGCACGAGTTGCTTATTCAGCAGCAAACGCAACTGACGGAGCAGCCTTCTCGGTTACCGCTCCAGCAACTCCAACAAGCGTTGCATTCGTTTCTGAGTACAACACCGACGCAACCACAGTCGTTCGTACGGCTTGTGTTGCAGTTGACACCCCAGACCACGGTTCGGCTTCAGTCGCAATCGGAACTGGTTTGAACAGCGCATTTGTTTATGGTGTAATCACGCCATCAGCAGACGGCTTCATCGCAATCAGCGGCATTGCAGAAAACGCATCTTCAATCATTGCCAAGGGTGGTCTTTCAACCTTGTCATGGAAGCGCATCGACTGGCCAGCAGGCTCGTAATTAAACCCGTTAACTGTGTTGCCAGTTGAAGGGCTGGCAGCACATTTGACAATGTCTAACGAAGGAGAGATATGAACAGACAACCGATTTACACCAATCAAACACCAGCTGGGTGCGAGAGATACGGAAACACTGACGGCATCGAAGCATCAAACATTTCATCTGTTTATGCAATGCCTGGAACAGAACCCGCAATGCCTAGTGATGTTCCGTATGGTCGTAATGTGTTGGACCATTGCACATATCACTACCCAGAAGGACATGAGTGTCGTGCACCAAGAGTGAAAGACGATGCGTTCTGCATAGGACACAAGAAACAGAGAATCAATGCAGAGAAAAAGGCAGAAGCACTAAAGGAACAAGTTCAGGAATAGGAATTTAAATGCCAGCACCAGCAAGTACGCTAACGACAGGTCTGAACTCCTATTACCTGATTCAGTTGATAGAGAGCCTTTCGCAGCTCCAAATTGGCTACGACGCTGATGTTGATGACATTGACCAGGACTTGGTTTTACAGTTTATTAAAGAGGGTTATCAGAGAATTGTTTCTCTTGACACTCGTTGGCCATGGTTCCAAACCACATACCAATTTGAGACCCTTCCATCAATCAGAACCTATTCTTCTGGTTTGAGCATTACTGCAAGCTGGTCTCCATATATTCCAGTGTTTCCTGATGCAGCTGCATTAAATAAAACTCTTCAAAATGTTCGTGAAATAATCAGCGTCGTTAATAACACCGATGGTGGAAACGAACTGATTTACATTGACCAGTTCAAGGCCGAATCAATCTGGGTTGGAACAAATGACCAGCCAGACATTCCTGCATACTGGTCGCTTTGGGGCAACCAAATAAACCTGTGGCCAAAGCCAAACGACACTGAATACCAGATGACCATGCGTGGTTATCGTGAGCCAGACCTGACTTGGCTTACTGACTCAGCTAACTCGCAAAGCACTAACTATGTAGACCTTGACCCAGAGTTCCACATGATGCTTGTGAACTTTGTTCTTGCGCGCACATTCCAATTCCAAGAAGACCCTGAGATGGCTAATGTTTACATGCAGCATTACAACTCGGGTGTAACTATTGCTAAAGCGAACTTGACTGCACCAAACAGCAACCAGCCACTAATCATGAGCGGTGGATTGCAACTCAATGGAGCAGCGAACACTGCCTATGGATTTGGCTACGGACAAGGTGGAATCATGGTTCAACCTGGCTCACCATATCCGTTAGGAAGAATGTTCTAACAAATGGCGGCTATTGACTTTAAACAAGTCTTTGACTTTACTGGTGGCATTAACTTCCGTGCTGACCAGTTTCAGTTGGCTGACAACGAATCACCGGGAATGCTCAATGTAGAGATTGACCCTCGTGGTGGTGTGTTCAGTCGCGCTGGTTATCAAACCAAGCACGCAACAGGAGTGGTTACTGCTGGAACCGTATGGAAGCCAAAGGGCTTGTACGACTATAAGTACTCCAATGCTCCATTGATTATGTTGACCACTGGCTATGACGCAACTGCACCAACCAATGGAAAGATTTACCACTCAAGCGGTGGAAACTTTACAAAGCTCACAGCAGATGCATTTAACGATGTAAACGTAAAGTCAACCAACGGCGCTTCTATGACGCAATGGGAAGACACCATGTACTTCGCTATTGGTGTTACTGCTCCATATATGTACAGTTGGGTGTCCGGCAATACATATGCAACCCAATTGACCGCTTCTGGTCCCACTTGGCAACCATATGAGATTCCGGCATTAACTCCATACATGCCACGAGCAGAGCACGTATTGGCTCATGCAAACAAGTTGTTTGTTGCTAACACCTATGAAGATGGAACTGCATACCCAAATCGTTTGC